CAAGAGATCTGACAGCGCACTACTAGCCGCGCTCATGGCATCCTTTGCGGCAGTGATGATCTCGACGTTCTTTGCGGACAGCACGCGACCCGCCTTGATGCCGATCAGCTCTGTCTCGCTGTTCGCGCCGACTGGGGTAGGGCCGACTTCGTACAGATCGAGATCAGTCAGCTCGATCGAATCGCCGTCGGTGCTCTTCTGATAGTCGCGCACGCCGAACGAGAACGAGAACTGCGTCACCAGTCGCTCTTTCATCAGCTTGTATGTCTGCGCGCCGTTCGGGTTGTCGAGATCGAGCTGCGCCTTGACGAGCAGCCCGTCTGCTGTCTCGCTCGCTTCGAGCACCTTGCCGATGTTCATCAGCGGATCGTCGAGACGATGCGACCAGTAGACCGGGATCGGGTCGCCCTTCGTCGCCCACTCGTCGAGCGTGCGAGTGAACGCGCCGGGCATGACGACTTCGCCGTAGCTGTCCTTGTTCCCGAAGACGCTGACGAGCGCCTCGAATGTGCCCGCGGATTCGCTTGCGGTAGAGCTGCTCTCGTCGCCCGGATCGGCCTGGTCCTCGGCCGCCGGCGAATCGGTCTTCACCCTCGCCGGGAAAGTCTTGTCGCGTCGCATGTCTGGCCTTTCCTTGCGTGGGTTAGGGAATCGAGATCTCTAGCTCGCACAGACAGCCCGCTGATTGATCGCTGTCGAGCGAGCTGTCGCCGGGCCACTTCGCGCCGTTCGAGAACTCGTCATCGATGCCGACTGTCTCGCCGTCCATCTCGGGGTGACGACTGTTGCTGCTGTTGACGACCCATGTCTTCGTCGCGCCGCCCTGTGGGGATGCTTGACGTGCCGACTCGCTCATCGCGAAGCCCGCTACAGCGGTGCAGATCGTGATCGCACCTGTCGCGGATCGCTCGTTCTCTGCCTCGTCGAAGACATCGGACGGCGTCGTCGCGTCTTCGTCGTCCGGGTCGGCATCTTTCGCGTCGTCGAGATTCGACTTCGTCGTCGAGTTGATCGACTCCGCTCGATGACGCATCATCTCGGCGAGATAGTTCTTGGTGCGCTTCGGGTCGTAGCTCGTGGCGACGCCCAGATCGCTCGTGGCCTGATTGCCGATGTCTGTCGAGACGACCATCGCGTTCGCTGTCAGATCGTCGGCCAGCTCGTTATCCCAACGATCTTGATCCCACCAGTCGTCGGCACTCTTCGCGCCCATCTTCGAGAGCACGACGTCTCGCTGATGTTTGTAGAAGCGACGCAGTACCTGCTCGGTGCGCTGCTCTTGCGTCTGACTCGCGCGCAGCTTCTGCTCGACGCGATGCACACGAGCGCTACGTATCGTGCGGCCTCGACGATCTGGGGACGCGGCAAGACGTACTGGCGCAGACAGCGGCGCGACTGGGCTGGGCTGCCCGCCCGTGACGACGTTCATCGGCACGATGAGCTCGTCGGCCCCGTCGATCGGCGGCAGATTCTGCCGCAGTCGATATTCGTTGCGGGTCATGTACGGCCCGCCAACGGCCATGCTCGCGACGGTCGCTTGCTCTTCGAACGAACCTTGCAGCTTCTCGGCGATATTGAATTCGACGTAAAGCTGCTGGTCGCGGCCTTGCACCTTCGGCACGACGAAGTTGTTCACCCGGTCTTCGATCATGCTGAGCCACGGGCCGAGCGTGTCGCCGTACAGCATGCGACGGAACTCGCGCACGTTGCTGTAGTTCGCATTGTCGAGCAGACCGAGCATTGTCGGGTTGACGTGGTAGACAGCAGCTACCGTCGTCAGCGCGAGCTTTGACGCCTCGACGAATTCGTCTTCGACCGCAGAGAAGCCGACCTTTGTCAGCGTCATGCCGTCTTGCAAGATCGGCGTCGAACCGCCCTCGGCGGCGTAGTTGCCGCTGTAGCTGTTGCGCCACTCTCGACGAAAGCGCTCTTCGGCATCGAGCGACCACGCGGGAGCTGCGGCGGGCCGCGTGATCACATGACCGACCCGACCGCCCTTCTCCCAGCGCTGTTGGCGATAGACGACGGCGGCGATCTGCTCATAGAGAATGTGCTTCAGCGTCTGTACGGGAGTCACGCCCAGGTGCGGGTATTCAGGGTCCCAGCCGTGGAAGTGGATCATCTGCTCGGCGGGGATGAGCTCGGGCACCTGGCCGGGACGAATGATGCGCCAGACGTCGGGCTGCCAGTAATTGCCGTACAGCGGGCGATTGACCCACGTCACGGGAATCTGAGTGATCCGCCAGCCGCTCGCAGTCTGCGTCGACGGGGTGAGTAGCCAGAAGGCTTCGTCCCAGAGCGCGAGATCGCTGACCAGAGCGTTGAGCAGCTCGTAGCGCGTCGTGTAGTCGTTCGGCGAGTTGATCAGCAGCGGCATCGCAGACGTCGTGTCTCGAATTCGCTCGGTGTCGGAAACTCTGTCGTAGCAGTGAAGCCCGAGCTGGGCGATATTGCGCGCGAGGAAGTCGACGACTGATCGCAAGTACGGCTGCGTGCGATACATCTGCGCGGGGGTCGCGCCCATCAGCTCGTTGAGATTGATCGTGATCTCTTCGCCGTTGCTCGTCACGGTCAGCAGCGGGTTCGGATTCACGGTCTGGAACGTCGTCGACTTCCGCTGCGGGACAACGGACATCTGTACGATCTCTTGACCGATCAGGGCGTCACGCAGGCCGGACAGGAAACGCCCCACGTCACACCATCCCTACGGTTGCTTGATCGTTTTCGTACGCCGATCGCGGCGCGACCTTCGTCATGAGCACGCCGTCGAGAGCGAAGAACCACGCGGGCATCCCGTCGATTCGCTTGCCGGTCGCTTGACGATCGGGCTTGACGGGGCGCAGACGATCGGGGTCGTCGTTCGGTCGCTTCGCGTCGAGATTGTCTGCCATCCAACGGGAGACGGGGTTGCCGCCGTGCTTGACCTGCTGGGCGGTCAGCAGTCGCATTGCTTCGTTCATCGGCGCGGTCATCTGTGTGTATGTCGTGCCGCTCTCGATCAGTTCGAGACCCGTTTCGGCCTCTAATCTTTGCCGAATCGGCTCACCACTCCAACGGTCGTAGACGCATCGCACGATCGAGAAGCGCTCGACGTCTTCGGTGATGTCGGCGATCACTCGCTCGTAGTCGATCGTGTCGCCGTCTGTCGCGACGATCCAGCCGTCGCGCACCCACTGCTCGAACTGGCCGTCTGTCCACTCGGACAGCGTCGGCACTACAGACTCGGGAATCCAGTAACGCCAAAGGGTGTGGCCGGTGGCGGGAAAGAACAGACAGAAGGCGGTCATATCGAGCTTGCTCGACAAGTCGAGCCCGGCGAGACACTGCTGACCGAGCAGCTTCTCGACGCCCCAGCTCGGCGTCAGCATCAGCTCGCCGATGTTCGCGTCCCAGAGATCCATCTGCAAGAAGCGCGTCACCTGTTGCACGCGCTGGTTGACCTGGAACTGACGGAACGCGTTTTCCCGCTCGCTGTTCTCTTTCGCTTCGATCGCGAGACGCCGCATCGCTTCTCGCGACTTGAACGAGTCGAGCGCGGGGTTCGGCCAGCGCCAGTTCTGCTCGTCGAACGGGTCTGTCGAGACGGGCAGATCCGGGTGATTCGGGAACAAGCGGTGCAGACGCTCGACGCCCTCGCTCGTGCTGGGCAGCTTGCGCACGTACGAGAAGACGTGCGGCGCACGCGTCGGGTCTTCTTGGATGCGCTCTGCTTCGTCGATCATGCTCGCACCGAACGAGCTGCTGACGTTCGTCTCGGTCGTCGTCGCATAGATCAGTTCTTGCGCGCGAGCGCCGACTGCCGTCGTCATCGCTTCCCACATAGAAGAGTCAGGCAGGGCTAGCACTTCGTCGAGATTGAACGCGTGCGGGTTGTGCCCGAGCTCGCCCGCCGCGTCGGCGGTGATGATCTCGTAGATGCTGGCGGTGCGCTCGACGACAAGACGACGCGCGTTGCGAAAGAGCTTGACGATCTTCGAGAGCTTCGGCGAGAGCTGCACCATGCGGGCGGCGGGATCGAAGACTTTGCCCGCTTGCTTGGTATCCTTTGCGGCGCTGTAGACCTCGGCAGCCTCTTCGTCGTCGCTGATCAGCATATAGAGCTGGATGCCCGCTGCGAGCTCGCTCTTGCCGTTCTTGCGGGCGACAACGATGTAGGCCACACGGTAGCGCCGCACGTATCGACGGTGCTCGACAGACCAGACGACCTCCCCGAACATCGGGCGAATGATCTCGAACTCTTGCCACGCGTCGAGAATGAACGCCTGGCGGGCGTGCACGCCGCGAGTGTGCACGAGCAGCTCGGCAAAGAATCTGACGACGTGGTCAGCGCGCGGCTTGCAGTAGTGCGCCCCTCGACGAGCGCACGTCTCGCTACGGAACGTGTAGCCACAGCTCGTGCCCCGCCGATCGCGTGGTCGCCAGCGCTTGTCGAGATCGACAGCGGGAGTGCTCGCCATTGCGCGCCTCCCGGTCTCTCGTCGATCTAGTTCGGCACCCCGACGGCGGTGCCGGGCAGCGTGGCGGGCCAGGCGTCCTGCGTCGTCCACGTCCCGTGATAGCGGTCCTGACTGTTCGCAGCGATGCCGTAGGCGCTGATCACGCCGTTGGCGAACCCGATATTGCTACGGTTGGCGCCGTACGCAGTCAATAGCCCGTACAGCCCATTGGTAGTGATCGGCCGGAATCCGACAGGCAGCGTGATGATGGTGAACGGTGATGGGGGTGCGGTGGCGATCACCTTGAAATCGAAGTAGGCCTCGACAGTGACGCCGTATCGGCGTATCTGACCTTGCGGCACGGGTGCCGTTGTCAGGATGGTCGGGTCCGTCATCAGTGCGGCCACGTTTCGCGTGCCGGTGTCGCCATAGACTGTGCGCCAGCGAGTCCCGTCGGACACCATCACGACGGCCGTGTCTATCACGTAGTAGGCGCGTCCGACATTCGAGGCGGCGGCGGGCAGACTAGCTGCCGTCGCGACTGTTTGGAACGAATTGCCGGGACCCGGAACGCCTTGCGGGCCTTCGAGTCCCGTATTGCCGATGGGACCCATTGGCCCGACGTCACCCTGGGGGCCTTGCGGACCCGTCGAGCCTTGCGGGCCTTGCGATCCCGTATCGCCTTTGACGCCTTGCGGACCCTGCGGGCCTTCTGGCCCGCGCTCGACGGCTTGCACGCTGACAGACGGCTGCGCAGTGACGATGATCTTCGCGGGCGGCTCGTCGTTGAGCACAACAACTGTCGGTGTCATCGTCGCATCGCCAGCTCTGCGAGCGAATCGGTGACGTCTGGTGTGATCGTGACGACCCCCGCGACAACGGTCTTGACGCTGCTGTCCGGGAACGTCAATTGCAAGTCCCAGACAGCTTTGCCGGTCAAGGGTGTCGACAGATCGGCGGGCAGCTCGACGTCGACGATGTTCGGTTGCGTGACTGTGCAGACGAGCAGCGCGAGCACTGGTGAGCCGGGCTTGACGCGGATCTCAGCTTTCGCGACAGCGCCGGTCAAGTCGTAGGGGTCGGTCGCTGCGCTGTCTGTCCAGAGCGTGAACGTCCAGTGATAGCTATCGCCGCGATAGACGTCGAGCGGCATCTGCTGTGGCATGCTGCCTCCCGCTTCTGGTTGCGTCGCTGGCGCACTCGATCGCTACGCGCTGTCGTCTGTGTCGTCGTCTGCTGCTGGCGCGTCTGGCGCTGGCTGGGGCACTGCTGGCTCGTCGTCTGGCTCGACGGGCACGGGCTCGTCGATCGGTTCTCTCTTGTTCTGCGGCTCGCGGGTCACTGCCTCTCCTTCGGTGCTCGATACTGAAAACTGCGGACGAACAGACGGCGGGTGTCGAGCGATGCACGCACGAGCGACGAGCTCGCTTTCGGGCCGACAGCGAGATGATGCTGCGAGCTCTTGATCTCTTGCCAGCGAGGGGACCGCTCGCAGTACGCAATGACCGCCGGGTGCGCGATCACTCGTCGATAGCGGAACCCTTTGTCCCAGAGCGATTGCCCGACCCACTCGGCGAGTCGCCCGGAGATGCCGAGTCCCTGCCAGTCGGGCAGTACGACTGTTCGATGACCCATTTTCAGGTTGCGGGTCTTCGGGTGCGGGAACGTGCGATAGCTCGTGAACGCGACGGGCGTCTCGTCGACGTACGCCACAAAGCATTTCGCGCTGGCAAGGATCGTGTGATTCATATAGTGATGACGTGCAAACAGATGCCAGTCGCGGGTCGTCGCGCTGTGGATCGCGAGTCTGACGGGTGGGTGGGATTGAACCGACCTCCACTCGAACGACTGCGCGGCGACGTCGTAGATCCAGTCCGGTTGCAGCCAGTCGACGACGTCGTAATGACACGTCACGGCGACGAACTGTCGAGCTGATCGACGAATGGCCTTCTGGATCGTGTGACTCGCGACTTGCGCGACTTGTCGATCGACAACGCTGGTGAACTCGTCGATGATCACCGGGTCGGCGTCGCTGGCGATCGCTCGTGCGACGTCTGCGCGGAACTGCTCGCCGTTGCTGAGAGTCGAGTACGGGCGCACCCACGCGGGCACGCTGCCCAGGCCGACGCTCGTCAACAGACCCGTGATGTCACGTATCCCCATGCCTTCGGGAAACGCGTCCAGGATGGCGCTTTCGCGTGGCCAGTCGAACCGCCGGCGGACGCGGTCTGGCCAGAGATCTTTGGCCAGTACGGTCTTCCCGGCACCGCTGGGGCCGACGATCAGCCCGACGTGCCAGCTCTGACGCTCGATCGGCAGCTCGTGCGTCCACTGCACGGTGTTGCGCTGATCGACTGGCATATCGAACAGACCGGCCATCTGAAGCACGCGCGCCGTCTTCGGGACGTCTGCGGACAGCTCGATCGTCGTCTTCACATCAGCGCTCGCACAGACAGACCTTCTGCGGTGAAGCGTTCGAGCAGCTTCGCTTGCTGCTGTTCGGTCGCGCACTCGATCGCGATGCCGAAGATCCGCTCGCCCTGATCGGTATCTGCGTCTCCCTCGTCGAGATCGTGCTCGTCGATCTCGCCCAGCCCGCGCACGAGCTGGTCGTAGTCGTCGGGGTCATAGCCGGTCAGGCTGAGATCGTCGAGGCTCGCGAGCAGCTCGACGAGTAGTCGATCGTCGTACTCGGCGAGATCGCTTGCGCGATTGTCGACGAGCAGAATGTTCGTCGCGGTCTGCTCGTCGACGTCGACGAACCCGACATCGATCGTCGACCAGCCGAGCGCGGCGGCGGCTTTCGCGGTGCCGTGACCGGCCAAGATCTCGTTCGGTCGTCCCGTCTTCGTGCCGCGATTGACGACGATCGGTCGATACTGACCCAGCCCGGCGAGCGAGCGCGTGATCACGGCGAGATCGTGCTTTCGAGCGTTGCTCGGGTGCTCGTGCAGCAGATCGAGCGGCACGCGCTCGACGATCTGCGTAGACACGGCTGGTTGAGCGCCTGGCGCACGATCTCGCTCGTCGTCGATAGATGACACGCTCATGGCAGCTTCTTGCGAGAGAACCGCTCGTAGATGAGCACGCCCGCGCCGAGCACGACCAGGCCGACGCCGACCCAGAGCAGCACTTGCGCAGCTTGCAGGGCGAAGCCGAAGATCAGACAGACGACTGCGACGACGAGCAGCATTGCGCCTAGAACCATCATGCGATCACCCGTTGCTGATCAGATCGTCATGGTGTGTCTGCTCGCGCTCGACGATCAGACGCGATCGATCGGACGGCGTCAGCCCGTATCGCCCGCCCAGATTCGTCATCGTGATCACCGCTCGGGCGTAGCTGTTGAACGGGTTCGCTGCTCCCGGCTTGGGTTCGTACTCGCCGCTCAACATGCGCGCGATCTGCGCGCGAGCGATCTGGACGATCACGGTCGCTTCGCAGAACTCGGCGAAGATCTTCGCGTCGGGCGGCGTCAAGATGCCGATCTCGATCAGCATCGGCGCGATCTCGTCCCAGACTTCGCGAGCGCCGTTGCTCATCTTCGCTGGCGGCTTGATCTCCCGCTTCGTCGGCTTCGGCTCGCGAGTGTTGCGCGCGCTCGGTCGGCCCTTGTAATCGCCGTGCAGGACTTTGAGCGCAGTCGGCTTCGGCGCGGGACCGCGTCGACTGCCGCTCGTGCGCGGATCTTCGGCCATCGGGACCTCTTAGCTGGTCAGTGATCCCGAATGCGAGATCTGGTGATGATCAAGAAAACTCGAGCGCAGGAGATCTTTCCCCTGGTCACGGCCCCGTGTTGAAACCTCGCGGCGGGTGACTTCGAC